GGTAGTGTCAATAGAAGTTTGCAATTTCACTCCGAAAAAAGACGAATTAAGCGGCGAGTGAAAAAGCTTTTTGAATGGCTTCAGCACTAAAATACGCCCTTGAGTCAGACCAATCCTCGGCATATTCCATGAGATAAGTGGCAACCAGCCTGACATAGGAATCGGGATTGGGGAAAATGCCAACCACCCGGGTACGTCTCCGGATTTCCTTGTTCAGCCTTTCAAGCATGTTGGAGCTTGCGATTTTTCTGGAATCCAACGCCGGAAAGGAATAGAATTGGAGTGAATCCTCAAGGCCGTCCTCAAGGATTTGGATGGCTTCAGGGAAGCGCTTTTCGTATTCCTCCGCCAGAGAATCGGCACGTTTCCGGGCAGCCTTAGCATCAGGTGCAAGCCAGATCTGCTTTAGTTCAGCCGCAAAGCTTTCCTTGCTTCGATGCGGGATCTTTGCAAGAATATTGCGCATGAAATGTACCTTGCAGCGTTGCCAGGAGGCACCGGGAAAGTTCTTTTGAATGGCTGCGACCAAGCCTCCGTTCGCGTCCGAAATGACCAGCGACGGCGTTTGAAGTCCGCGTTTTTTCAACTTGTCGAAAAGCTGCGTGTAGCTTTCGCGGGATTCCTCGAGCATCGGCTCTACCGCGAGGACTTCCCGTATGCCTTGCTCATTAACTCCGCAGACAACCTGAATTGCCATACTGACGACATGACCGTCGAAACGGACTTTTTCATATAGAGCATCCACCCACAATACCGGGTAACGGTTGCCACTCAGCGGTCGATTGCGAAACGCCTCAACCTGTTCGTCCAGTTCTTTCGCCATATTGCTTACCTGAGAACGGGACAGATTTTCAATGCCCAAACTTTTTGCCAGACGCTCCATTTTGCGTGTGGAAACGCCGTTAACAAAGGCCTCCTGTACGACCTGAATCAATGCCGCCTCACTGCGCTTGCGGTTACTCACGAAGAATGGCACATAGCCGCCCTTACGGATTTTTGGTACCATCAGATAGATCGTACCCATTCGGGTATCGAATCGGCGCGGACGGTAGCCGGAACGGTAGCTGTTTCGCTCCGTCGTGTGCTCGGATTTATCCGCTCCGATTTTTGCCGTGATTTCTGCTTCCATGAGTCGATTGCACAGCCATTCCAGCATCGACAGCATCGGGTCGGGCTGCGATACGCATTCCAGTAGCAATTCGGTTAGATTTGTGGTACTCTTTTTTTGAACCATCGGGTCTCTCTCCTTCTAAATGATTTGCTCGTAACTTTCATTTTATCGGAGTTCCCGATGGTTTTCTATACCCATCTACAAATTGCAAACTTTATTGTACTCTATCAGCCAAGTAGATTACTGGAGACTCGTTGACGTGTACATTGACATACAGAACGCCTTTCCAACCGTCGCGTAATTCACTTTTTCGAAGTTGATTTTCTCTATTGGTATTGCCTCATTCTGGAGCAAGGCTACATTTTTGATTCACTCAATGAGTAAAGCCTTATTATGAGAATGGTCTTTATTATTCTTTTTTCAGACCAGCTGAAAGCAGGTGGTCAACGATATCCTCTCTACCAAGAAAATAATTCTCAATGATATCCCAGCGTTCGTCGTCTGAAAAATTGCCTTCAAAAAACCGCATCATAATCTTTTGTGCAGACTCGTGGCGCTTATGTAAATCAGTCAGCAGTGCATTGGAATAATTGCCATGTGCAAGCTGCCTCACCTTGAGCGGATCATTGATCCTTATAAAGATTTCAAGGCTTTCTCCGCCTTTGATCTCATAAGAAGCGAGCTTCAATAATTCCAGCATGGAAAGTAGATCGATTAATCTCCTGTGGCTTTCATTTTGTTTAGCCGGGAAAAAGGACTCGAAGGTGATACCATCATTAGGCGCGCACTGGTTCAGCAGTTGTCCGAAATTTTCCGCCATGGTGATATAGTTGTAACTGAGTACGCGATATACCAATCCATTTCCCGAGGTTGCTTTGTGAGAAGCGATAAAACGGTATTTTCCGCCAACATTGTTAAGAGTTATATTTTCAGTAACGTCTTTAACGAACAGATTCAGCAGCAACTCCGGGAATCCGTACTGTTTCGTTTTCAGATCCATGATTTTTCCGAGATCAGCCTTAAAATCGGCTATTGTGAACTCGGTCCTTTTTTGCTTGTAAGCTCTGAATATTTCGGACAAAGCCTTCAGAAAATCAGTAAACTTCTTTAGAACAGTCTGAAAATCCTGATTATAATGGATCGTTACGCGGATACGCGCGGACAAATGTTCGCCATTGTCAAACTGAAACAATGTGCCGGCGAAAAATTGATACTTGAAATTCATAAAGGTGAGATCTGAAAAATTGTCTTCCCAAAGGCGCGCCATGTCGATTTCATAGATTTTTCCGCTGTTGGTCACGATTGTAGGAGGAATGTTGCTCCCTTTCGGTGATGGAACGATCCGGCGAGTCTTGTCCTGCAATTTCTTTGCATAGGCACCGTATTTTTCAATAAACGGCTGTTCCGTAGCGGGTGGAACATTCACATAATTTTTCGTCATCATCGATTTGGGACGAACGACAATGACCGGGAAGCCATATTTTCCAACCAAATCTTTTGCAATGAGGAGAAGACCGCACTTTACTTTATTTTCGATGTTTTCAGCCTCAAAAAGGTAGGAAAAAGTGTCTGGTGAAATAAGAAGGTAACGGTGCCTCCGGGTACTATAAATATCGTAGAGCTTTCGCAGCATTTCTTTTAACTGGTATTGCTTTAATCCAGAGAGACCATAAAGAATTCGCGTGTAGCGAAGGTCACTGTTCAAAAAATCAACAATGGCATGGCCTTTGATTTCCGGCTTGCGTGCAGCGCGCCCAATTTCCTGCACATAATCGGCAAGATTGCCGGAAGGCGCATAATGGTAAACGTTTTGAATATCTTTGATATCGATTCCCATGCCGAACGCTTTGGTGCAGACCATGGCGGTACAGTCACCGCTGCGAAAACGCTCCTGGCTGATCTTCTTTGCGTCTTTATTCAACTTTCCATGAAATACAGCAACGCGGTTTCGGATTGCTGCATCCGATTCCAATTCTACACTGATGTTTTCGACTTGCTTGATGTAAGGACAGTACACAAGTGTTCTTTCCCCTTTCTTTACAAAGGAATTGATGCGCTCTGCCGCCTTTTTTGTTTTGAATTCATCAATACCGCCTGTAAATTCATTTCGGTCAATGTGATTGATATCGAAAGAAATATTGCTGCGGCGCACACTGCCGAGAAAGAGAAGCGGATTATCAAGGTTCAAACTTTCAATCGTCTCATTAACAACATCCTCAGAACCGCCGTAAACAGCCGTCGCAGTTAAACAAAGAATCGGAAACAGAAGAGCCTTTTTATGTGGTCCCATACTTCCTTTTGCCGGCGCCTGGCGAAGTCCATTGAGGAAGTCTCCCAGATACCAGTAATCTGCGCGGAAATCTTTGCCCCAGGAAGTGACAATATGCGCTTCATCCACGACGAAAAGGCCAATAGGGCGCTCGCCAATCAGGCTTTCTATGGAATTGGCAACAAGCATTTCCGGCGCAATATAGACAATGGATATTTTTCCGTCCCTGATTTTTTCGATGCGTGACTGCCGCTCTTCATATGTAATATCGGAATTCAGATAAGTAGCGCAGAAAATATGGTGTGCTTCCAAATTTTTCACTTGGTCATCCATCAGAGCAATCAGCGGTGTCACAACAACTGTAACGGCGTCAAACTTTTCGGCAAGGTAAATAGCAGGCAACTGAAACAGCAGGGATTTTCCGGCTCCTGTCGGCGCAGTGATAAAGATGTTGTTGAAATCACGGTTCCCATTAAGGGCTTTTTCACTCTGTGCAATTACCGTGGAAACGATGTGTCCCTGACTGACCGGCACCGTCTCATTTGAGTTGTGAGGATCACGGTAAAACTGTAAAATGCGAAATTTTGCATTCATACCCCAATATTTCTGCAGTAGAGAGAGGTATTTATTATCTTCCGTATGACTGACTTGTTCAAATCTAGAGTGAAGCTGGATACCGTAAGTTAAATTTAGAGAATCAAGAAGCCGTACCCAACACGCAAGGCGCTGACAGGCATCACAATTTTCGCTATCCACAATATAAGTGGTTGGTGTGTATGCCTGTCCACTCAGGATATCAGCAATATGGGCAGAAAAGTCGGTACTGGAAACAGAAAGGGTACAATTACTTTCCAGCATCCTTTGGGTGAGAAATTTCGGAGAATATGAGTCGAAAAAAGGAACCGCTGTGATCCCTTCGTCGGTGTGACGATCTACAGGAGACAAAAGGCATGTTTCTCTGACCATTTCTGCATCGCTGTAAATATCGAAGTATGGCTTCAATTCGTCAGGAACATCAGGATTCTCCTTCTGAAAACATTGATACAGTCTTTTTGCGGTCTCTGGGGCAATGGCACATGGGTAAAACTGCTGAAAAAGGTTGTTAACTACAATGACAATTTTCCCACTATACAAGTCTTGAAGGGATGACGCAATCGCTATGTACTGCTCATAAACACCGACAAGAACATGATTGTCGGCAACCAGAATTTTTTGCATTGCCTTACGCTTGTTTCCTTGAAGACTAATCGCCGGAATATTCAGATACTTTTCCTCTAGGACCATGGACGATTCACTTAAACCATCAAAGTTGGAAAGCAAAATTTTATTTTGTGCAGGCGTAAAGCCCTCGAAAAAAATAAGTGTTTTTTCTCCCGTAAAGCGGTCAAGTATTTCCTTTACCTTAGACTTGAAATAACTTTGAAAATCCATTCTTCTAATTTCCTCTCCGTCAATCGAAGCGCAGTTGTTTGCGCAGAGAACATGATTTTTTATATAATCATTTTGATTATATCACAAAAATAGTCGCTATAAAGAATAAAAAAACATATTTTCCTAAATTCGGTTGCAAGTGGGAACTTTATGGGACATTGATTTTCCTTACATTTTATTCTACGAATCAGGCACATGTTTTGTTTTCCTTGGGACCACTCACCCGGCCCTGTTGAACTGACTGAAGTGACGGGCCGTGACGTTGCAGCTTTCTGCGACGATCTAATCAAGAATTCAAATACTTAGTTTATTCACCAAGCAGGGCACCATACACAGGATTTGAGTATGGTGCCCTTTCTCGTTTTCTACCCTATTCTTCCACTCCCACCGTCACGCCGGACTTGAATTCCACCGTAAACTTGTCCGCGTAGACGGTGATTTTCTGAATCAGCCGTTTGACCAGAGTCTCGTCAAATTCAGTGAGTTTGTTCGGCTGAGCGGCGATGAAGTTCTGCAATTCCCGGATGCGGCTTAAGGTTTCATCCTGCAGCGCGTTTTCGGATTCGGATTTCTCTTTCTGTGCGCGGAGCCGAAAAATCTCATCTGTGATGGCCTTGTAATCGTCCTGATTGTTTACTTTTTTGATGAGCTCTATTTGCAGTTCTTCCAGCCGTCTCTGAATCCCCTCTGGCGAAAGGGTATCTGTTTGCCGTACGGCAGCGGCGATATTCTGCTGCAGGGCGTTTGTGAAGTGGTCTTTATCTTCAAGAACCTGATTGATTGCTTTTACGGAAGCATCCTGCAATACGGTTTCATTCACCGTGCGGTTGTAGCAGGGCTCTTTTGCCGAAGTGGACTCCAACCGGCTGATGCACCGCCAGACAATGGATTTTTTACCCCGGTTGTACCAGTGAATCCGGCGGTAAAGCTCTCCACATTCCCCACAGTAGACCATCTGCGCGAATGGGTGGCTGCAGGAGAAATTCCTTTTTCTGTCGGAAGGGCTGACATACACCACGCGGCGGCGGACCAGTTCTTCCTGCACCTGCATGAAGATGTCCTTCGGAATAATGGCTTCATGGTCTGCTTCCACATAGTACTGCGGTACCGTGCCGTTATTCTTGATTCGCTTCTTGGTAAGGAAGTCGACCGTATAAGTCTTTTGAAGCAGGGCATCGCCCATGTACTTTTCGTTGCGGAGAATTTTGTTGATGGTACTGGTGTGCCATTTCGTATTTCCGGCTCCGGTGAGGATGCCATCCGCCTCAAGCCCGATAGCAATCCTGCCCATGCTGGAGCCTTCGAGGTATTCGCGGTAAATTCTCTTTACAATCTCTGCCTGATCCGGGTCAATGATGAGATGGCCATTTTCGTCTTTGGTATAACCGAGGAACCGGTTGTGATTGACCTGCACTTTTCCCTGCTGGTAGCGATATTGCAGGCCGAGCTTGACGTTTTGCGAAAGGCTCTGGCTTTCCTGCTGTGCGAGCGACGCCATAATCGTCAGGAGCACTTCACCTTTCGCGTCCAATGTATTGATGGATTCCTTTTCAAAGTAAACCGGGATGTTCTTGTCTTTCAGCTGCCGGATGTATTTCAGGCAGTCCAGCGTATTCCTGGCAAAGCGGCTGATGGACTTTGTGATAATCATGTCGATGTTCCCGGCCATGCAGTCGTCAATCATCCGGTTGAATTCATTCCGCTTCTTGGTATTGGTGCCGGAGATTCCGTCGTCGGCATAAATGCCCGCGAATTCCCACTCCGGATTCCTCTGGATGTACTCCGTGTAGTGCTTGACCTGCGCGTCATAGCTTGTTGCCTGTTCATCGCTGTCCGTGCTGACCCGGCAGTAGGCCGCAACTCTCAGCCGTGGATTTTCTTCTGCTCTCTCATTGTTTCCGACCTGCCTTTTGGCAGGAATGAGCATAACTTTTCCCATGAATCTGCCTCGCTTTCAATCCGCCCATAAAGGTATTCCGCCTGCAGAACCGGATCATTAAAATGCTTTTCTGCAGGTTTTACGGAAAACCTCGTCGGTAGTATCTGTTGAGCTGTTTTCTGTCTCCTGTTCTTCCGACCGAGCTTCTCGGCGCGGCTTTCCAACTCTTCCTCTGCTTTCTGAAATGTATCTGTATCAATGATTGCCGGATAGAAATCATCACCGAGATAATGCCGGTTTCTCATGATGCGCTTTGCCGAGCAGTGGTATATTTCAATACCGGCTTCTTTGGCGGCTTCGGTAAGGGAAAGTCCGGAAAGATAGCTGGCGTAAAGCTTTCGTATTTTTCGGGCATTCTCTTTATCAACGACGGCAATTCCGTTTTCAATCCGGTATCCGAATGGTGTATGTCCCATGCGCTCATATCCTTTCTGTCAGCGTCAGGCCGCACTTCAGCTCGAAACAGAGCTCATTTCTGGATTTTACAAGAATGCGGTTAACGAATTTTTCAAAAAGCACCCCGTCAAAATCATCCAGCATGACGCCTTTTTCCGTAAAATGGAGAAGGGCAGCCGCTTCCGTAACCGTGTGGATGCCTTCACTTTTTCGGTTGTTCAGGGAATCAGCTTCCGCCCGGAGGTCGTCAGCCTGCATCAGGAGCTCATTCTTTTCTTTGCTGTAAAGGATTTTATCGAGGTATCCTTGTGCCGTGAGTTTCTGGAGCGTTTCACGCTGTTCGACATTCTGCAGCAAGAGCGTCTGAATTTTCTGGACGCGGCGAACCGCATCGTCGGCAGATGAGCTTTTGATGGCTTCAACATAAGGCTTCAGAATAAGACGATGCGCAAAGACCAGCTTGTTTATCATGGTGACAAAGGCAAGCTGAATTGCATCCTCTCTGATGAACTTCATCGAGCACTTGCTCTTGTCCTCAATGTGTGTTTTGCAGCACCATGCAGCATATTTGGAATCGCAGCAGGTGTGAATTCTCCTTTTGAATGTGCTGCCGCATTCGCCGCAGAGAATCTTACCGGAAAAAGGGTAACGATTCTGGTATTTGCGGTTTCTCTTTTCTACGCCTTTTTCAGCGGCGCGTTCACGAATGAGTGCCGCCGCCGCGTTGAAGTCTTCATGGCTGATGATTGCCTCATGATGGTTCTGTAATAAGTACCGGTTTTTCTCACCGCAATTGTGATGCCGGTTAAACTGGGAATCGGTATATATCTTTTGAAATAGGCAATCGCCGGTGTATTTTTCGTTTGTCAACATGCCGCGGACAGTCGTACTGGTCCAATGGCTGCTTCTCCTGCTGGGAATATGCCCGGCATTGAGCTTCTTTGCAATGGCAGGGCTGCTTTTCCCGGACAGCGTTTCAGAAAAAATCTGTTTTACAACTTGGGCCTGAGCGGGATTGATAACCATCTTTTCTCCGTCCCAGTCATAGCCGTAGGGTGGGTAACTGATTTTGAAGGTCCCGTTTTCAAATCGTTTCTGAACCGACCATTTGCCATTTTGCGAAATGGAAACAGATTCGTTTTGAGCCATACTGGAGAGGATGGAAAGGAACAGTTCGCTTTCCATTGCCCCGGTGTTGATGCCTTCCTTTTCAAAGTAAACGGGAATATTCAGTGTAAGAAGTTTTCGCGTCAGTTCAAGACAGTCAGCCGTATTCCGGGAGAAACGACTGATGGATTTGGTTAAAATGAAATTGATCTTTCCAGCTTTGCAGTCGGCCATCATTTTCCGTAGCTGCGGACGCTTCTCTTTCTTTGTGCCAGTGATACCTTCATCATAATAAAGCCCAGCGAACTCCCAGTCATCGCGCGACTTGATGTAACTTTCATAGTGCTCCTTCTGGGCCTTCAGGCTTTCTGCCTGTTCATCAGAATCGGTCGAAACACGGCAGTAAGCGGCTACGCGAAGCTTCTTGCCATGAAAATTGGCCTTTTTGTTTTCCTCAATTTTCGTGACCTTTTTCATGCACTCACCTCCTCTTGGTACGTCTATCTATCACTCTGAATGCCGGAACTATCAAGCAATTTTCGGCATGATTTCCACGTACAGAGGGGAGAAAGTTCTGCGGTTGATGTCCGTTAATTTGTTGAATTCAGCCTGTGAAATCAGACCGTTTGCGAGCATAATTTCCGCGACTTTCTGAGCGCGGTAGTAATTGAAATCACCCTGCAGCTTTTCCGGTGTAAAGAATCCGGTATGATCCGTTTTTGCTTCTTCTGTCATCGGTTATCCACCTCCACTTTTCACTGGAGATGGAGGAGCGACTTGAGCGGAAGAAAATAAAAAAAGCCTGCGGGCATTCCGATGAGGGAACACTCGCAGGCAAGGTAGATGCTGTACAATATGTTATTTTACTGGGATTTGCCTTTACCCTGTTGAAATCAATATAGCACTGTCACACCGATACATGAATTTCTATGGCAGCTATGTTACTTGTCCTCCTTTCCTTTTTCATCACGGCCATGGAGCTGTTCCAGCACAGTCTTGAGTTTTTCCGGTATCGGAAGTCCCAGGTGCGCCGCATTCTCTGTCAGAGACAGCCCTTCGTTTGAGAGATAGAAGAAGATGATTGCCGTCCGGAGCACGCCCGGCTGGCCGAGAACCTGCACGTCAATTACGTTTCCGATTCCAACCAGCAGAAAAATCAGCACCTTCCGGCAGATTCCCCTGAAACCGACCTCAGATGAGAGCTTCTTGTCTGAAACTGCGCACAGGACGCCGGTGATGTAGTCACAGATGACGAAGATAAGCAGCGCATAGAGCAGGCCGTCGCAGCCGCCGAGAAAATAGCCGAGCCACCCGCCGATGGCAGCAAACACAAATTGTATGGAATTCCAGAATTCTTTCATGAGACA